TCAGCGGTCCTCGGCGAGCACGCGCATCTGGGCAGCGGTGCTGTGGGCGGCGCGGGTGGCCTCGTCCAGCTTCTGCTCGATACGGATGAGGTGGGCGGTCAGGCGTCCGTCCACGTCGCGGATCAGGGAGAGCGGGACGTAGGTGCGGGCGACCTCCAGCTTGAAGGCGGCCAGGTCGTCACGCGTGCGCTCCAGCGCGGCCTGTTGCTGGGCGTGGTCGGCGGCCTCGCGCTCCGGCGGAGGGGCCTCATTCTGGACGATGCTTCGGCGGAGGGAGTGCAGCATCCAGGCGAGCACCGCCATGAAGGGGGTTTCCACCGCGGCGGCGATCCATTGCGGATCGGGGTTAAAGGACGGCATGGGGTCCTCCATGGAGGGGGTGCGGGGTTGATCGCGCGGGGCGGCGCCCCGACTTGCCGGGGTGCCAGAAGGGGTGCTTTGTGCGGGCGATGTGGAATGAGCCGTATCTCGAGACCTGTTGCCGGTCGGCCCTGCACCGGCTGTTCCTGACGCATGGTGGGACGCGCCCCGCCGGGCTGCCGGACGAGGCCTGTCTGCGCAGGCTGTGCGGAATGGGCTTCGCGCAGGAAGTCTCCCCCGGCCGCTTCGCCATGACCGAGGACGGGGCGAAGCGGCATGGAACCGAGGTGCTGAAGAAGACCGCGGCCTAAGTCAGCCGCGCCAGGACGCGCCGCGCGCCGCCGGGGGAAGGCCCGGCATCCGCACCGGCTCGGCCAGGAGACAGCCTGCCACCGCGTCCAGCGCATCATCCCGCACGCCATTCGCGCCGGGCTTCCATTCCGCCATCTCCTGCGGGAAAGCGGTGCGGAAGACGGCTTCATGCGCATGCAGGCGGCGCGCGGCCAAGGCCGGGTCCATGGCGCCGAGGATGCGTTCCGCCTTGGGCCGATGGCTCGCATGCTCCACCACCGTGCAGGCGGCGCCGGCCAGCGCCATCTCCCGCCGAAGCAAAGCGGGCAGGAAGCGGCCGATGCCGTTGGTCTCCACCCGCACCACCGGCAGCAGCAGGTCCCGGGCGATGGCGGCGACGCGGCGGCATTGCTGCGTCGCCGGATCGGGATTCCCGTCTGGGTCCTGGGTGATGTAGGCGAGGCGGTGGAGGTAGTGGTTGCCCTCGCCATCCGCATAGGTGGCGGCGAGCACGCTGGCATCCCCCTGCCCCGGCCTTCCATAGGCCGGGTCCCAGAAGCCGCCGCCGGAGACGAGGCGGCGGCCGAGCAGGGAGAGGATCGGGCGCCCGTTCGCCTCGCGGTAATCGGGCTCCTCGCCGTAGCGAATGATCAGCGCCGGATCGAGGCGCGCGGCAGAGGCGGCGGCGCATTCCAGGAGCATCTGGCGCCGGAACTGCAGCGGACCGACGCGGTCACGCAGCGCCTGGATGCCTTCGCGCGGGAAGCGGTCGGGCCATGCGCCGCGGCCGGCGGCATCCAGGAGCGGGATGCGCAGCCGGCGATAGGTGGCGAGATAGGCGCCCTCCGTCTCGGGCGGGGCGTAGAGGCTTTCGGCGCAATGCGGCGTGCCGACATAGAGGATGGTGCCGCCCGGCGTCAGGATGAACTCGCATTCGGAGAGGCGCTCGCGCAGCTCCTCGCGCTTGCCCGCCGTGTCGCAATTGCCAGCGACCTCGACATCGTCGCAGATGATGAGCTCGGCGCGTGCGCCGGTGACGTTGCCGCCGATGCCCTGGGCGAGCATCGAGGGCTCGCGGATGGCGCCGCCGCGCTTCACGGTGAAGCGGTCCGAAGCCCAGGCTTCGTCGCCGCCGAGGAGGTGGCGGCAGAGCGGGTGGCGCTCGACGATGCGGCGCACGGTGGAGACCATGCGCGCCGCGAGCGTGTGGTCCGCCGCCAGCACCAGGATGCGCAGCTCTGGCTGCACAGAGAGCCGCCAGGCGCACCACAACCCGATGAGGGTGGACTTGCCGCAGCCGCGGAAGGCCATGAGCAGGAGCCGCCGGTCATCGCCCGCATGGCGCGCCATGAGCCAGCGGGCGATGCGCCGGTGCACGCCGGGGGTGGCCATCCCGGCGCGCAGGTTCCAGGCATAGAGGAACTCCAGGAAATCGGGTTGGGTGTCGTCAGGCTGTGTCGTCATCCTCCGGCTTCTCCTCGCCTTCTCGGTCTTCCTGTTCGGCGGCCTGGATGGAGCGGCGCGCCTCGGCGATCAGCGCGCCCGTCTCGTCGGCCGCACCGGGTTCCGGCCCGCCGCGATGCAGCTTCATCAGGTGCTCGATATGCGCCAGCGCCGCGCGGGCAGCGGCGTGGTGGGCGGTGAAGGCCTTCGGATCCTCATGCGTGCCCGGGGCGGGGCCGCGCGCGACGAAGGCTTCGTAATCCGCCACCACCTTGCGGATCGCGCGATGCGCCTCCTCCGGCGTCAGCGGGGTCACGACTTCACCACCCGCGCACGCACCGTGGCAGCGCCCAGATCGACCTCTGCCGCGGTGCGGTTCCAGGCGGTGACGGTGATGACATCCTGCGCGCCCACCTGGGCGAGGAAGACCACGCCGCTGGTGGAGAGGCCGAAAGCCGCCTGCGCGAAGTCGCCCGGCCGCGCGCCGGGGCAGGGAAGGTTGACTTGCACGGTGCCGCCCGCCGGGATGGCGGGCGGGTCCCAGGGGGCTTCCGCCTTCACCTCGCGCACCCCGTGGGGCAATTCCGGCGTGCCGTAGAGCACGGCTGGACTCTGCGAGGGATCGCAGGCCAGGCGCATGCTCCGCACCTCGTAGTCCACGCCCACACGCGCCACGCCGATGATCGCGGTCTGCACCTGCGGCGCAAGGCGGATCACCTGCAGCCGCGTGAGGCCGCTGTCATTGTTGTCGGCATTGCCCTGCCACCATCGCGCGCCGTCGACATAGCTGAGCGACATGCCGGAGGCCTTCACCAGCTCCCCATTCGCCGCAGTGAGCAGCGCGTTACCGGCGCCGAAGCATTGCACGACCATGCGCGGGTCATCGGCATCGATGGCCAGCGCGAATTCCCTGCAGCGCCGCGTGTCCACCACGAAGCCCAGCCCTCGCCCGCCGGGCAGCATGACACCGCGATTCGTCGGCCGGTAGCTGTCCAGGGCCTGGAAGGCGAAGTGCTGCAGCATGCCCGCGGGCCCGGTGACGTTCGAGGAGAGGCAGGCAAGCTTCTCAAAGCCCCATTCACTCGCGCTCCAGCGGATAGTGGCGGCGCGCAGGTTGGGCACCTCGCCCAGGGTACGGGTGAACTCGCGGTGCCCGGCGGCCTGGTGGATTGCACGCACCACGCTGCCGACGCGGCTGGCGGTGGCGGTGTAGTCGATGTCGATGCCATAGCCCTGGCTTGCCCAGGCCACCTCATAGACATGGTCCTGCGCGCCGGCGGTGTGGCGGGCCACAAAGGGGTCGCAGCCCTCCATGCGGATGTTCCGAGCCAGGATGGCGCGGGAGTTCACCTGCATGAGGAAAGGAATGCCGTCGATCGGGCGGTCGCGCGACTGCAGCTCGAAGGCAGGGCCGTCGAAGACATGGCGGTTATGTGCCACATAGGCCCCCGGCGCGGCGGAGAGGCGGATGCCGTAGCGGTCCTTCTCCGGATAGGTCGCCAGCGTATGCGCGAAGTGGCCGCCGTAGTAACGCACGGAGGTGTTCCAGGCCGCCGCGCTGGCGGTGCGCACATCGAGCCCGTAGCGGTTGTCCACGATGCGGCCGAGATAGAGGACGCTGTCCTCGAAGCCGCGCTCCACGCCCAAAGTTTGCACGCCGATGGTGAAGCTTTCCACCTGGCGGATGTCGATCAGGCCGGAATCCTGGTTGCGGATCAGGATGCCGATGTCACGCTCGTCCTCCCAGGAGGAGATCACGGCGCGCAGCACGCGCAGTCCCTGGTAGATCTTGGCGCGGTTCCGTACGGCGCCACCGTCACCGAGGGTCAGGGCCGCCTCGCCGCCCGCCCCGGCATAGAGGATGGCGCCGCGCATGGTCAGCCCGGCGGCGGCACCGGGAAGAGTGAGTGGGATGGTGGTGCGGTAGGTCCCCTCCCCGATGTCGAGATGCTTGCCGGAGGCGCCGGCGGCGTTCATCGCCGCCTGCAGCGCGGGACCGTCATCCGTTGTGCCATCTCCCATCGCTCCGAAGTCGCGAGCGGAGAGGCGCTCGGCCAGCTTGTCCTCCACGGTGCGCGGAATGGCGCCCGGGAATGGGGCGGAAAGCGTCGCCTCGCCGCGCGAGAAGGTGACGAGGTTACCCACGCTGTCGAAGCCGAGCAGCCGGTTCGCACGGGCAGGTCGCAGCGGCAGCACGAATTGCCCGCCCACCTCCCCCGGCCCCTGGCGGAGCGCGCCGGCATGATCTTCTCGCAGCTCCTGCAAGGCGGCCATCTGCCGGTCCAGCTCGTCATTCAGCGTGTTGGCCCGCAGCACGCCGTTAGGCTGGTAATCGGTGACACGCTCCATCACCAGGCGGCGGCGGAGCACCACGCGGGCGCCGGCCGCGGGGGGCCGCGCGAAGGTGAGGAGGCCGCCCCCGGAATTGCCGGCGCCCGAGACGGCATAGCCGGTGGGAATGGCCATGCCGTCGACATGCACCTCGATGTCATCGGGCTCGAAGATCGGGAAGGGATAGACGAAGGCGCTCTGCGTGCCGTCGGCCACATAGTGCACGCGCGGCGCGACGTCGCCGATGCGGATGTGCTCGGCCATCAGGGTTCTCCAGTTCTGCCGCGTGGGCGTGTCTCGGAAATCAGTCGAGCAGGCTCTTGACGACGCGGCCGACGCCCTGGCCGGCCTGCACCCAGTTCTTCAGGGAGCTGTCCTGGTCCAGCAGCGACTTGCGCCCCGCGGTCAGCCGCGCGGCATAGGTCACGTCATCCGCGCCCTGCGCTTCCCGCGCGGCGGTCCGCAGCCCGGCGGTGAGCGCGGCGGCGGAGCCCTCGCCCGGGTTCACCCCGCCTGCCGCAAGCCGAGCCCGGGCCGAGGCCACGCTGCGCTCCAGCGCGCGCTGGCGCTCGGCCGCGTCCTGGGCGACCTGCGCCGCCAGGATCTGCTGCTGCGCCTCCTGCTGGACCAGCGAGTTCTGCTGCTGGACCTGGGCGTTCTTCTTCTGCCGCTTCGCCTCCTCGCTCTGCGCGTAGATGGAGGCGCCGGTGGCGGCGAGCGTCACGATGGGGGCAAGCTGCGCCATCAGTCAGTCATCCTCGTCTCGGTCGTCACGGAAAGCAGGGTGAAGGGCAGCGGCGCGTCACCGGCGATGCGCCAAAGAGGCGCGATGGAATCCCGCCGCCAGCCGAGGGCACGCAGCGTCACGTCGCCGCTGAAGCTGGGGGGCGCCGCGTCGAGCATCGGCGTGTCCAGCCGGCGGAAGGGCACCGGCCGCGCACCCTGGCCGAGATCGGCCGAAAGCGCCCCCGTCTCCAGCAGGCGGAAGGTGATGGCGACCAGCCGCACCGGCCCCATCCGCGCGCCGGAGCCGGATGCCGCATCGGGAGGCATTGGTTCCACGACATGGGTGAAGGGCAGGCCCACCTGGACGCTGCCTGCAGCGGGCTCGATGGCGATCGCGCCGCTCAGCACCACCGCCGGATCGCGCGGTGCGCCATCCGCCAGCACCGCCACGGCGCGGCCCTCGAGATGCGAGAGGCCGGCCCAGCCTGTGCCGCTGCCGGGTGCCGCCACCGCGGCATCCAGGCGCATGGCATCGTCGAAGCGCTCCAGGCAGAAGCGCCCGGCACGTTCCACCACGGCGAAGACCACGCCCTCCGTCTCAGCGAGGGAGCGGAAGGCGCCGTCGGTTTCCTGCCGGGTCCAGCCGGTCACCTGCTCGGCGCGGTAGATCGTCAGCGTCGCGAGGCTGCCATCCGCCATCGCCAGGTGGAGGAGGCGCCGCACGGAATCATAGGCCATGGAAACCGGCGAGGTGATCAGGTGCCGCGCAATCAGCGCCAGGTCGTTCGCCTGATAGGCCTGCTGCAGATCCGTGTAGGAGAACTCATGCACCGCGCGGCCGGAGCGGGCGACGAAGACGGTCATGCCATCCACGTCCATCGGCGGGATGCTGCGGTCCACCATGGACCCCACCCGCGTCTGCCGCGTCACCTGGATCGAGGCGGGGGTCAGCGGATCTCCCGTGACCATCCATTCGGCGCCCGAGGTGAAGACCTGCAGGTGCCGTCCCGCGAAGACGGCGCGGATAGCGTTCAGCTGGTCCGACACCGGTGAGAAGGCGATCGCCTGATCGTCGAGCCCCTCACCCAGGTCGAAGTTTCCGCTATCCCCTGTGCGCGAGAACCACAGCCGGTTCGGCAGGTCGCGCGATCCGCCCAGCACAAGGCGCCCCTGGTGGAAGCAGGCGCTGATGGGCCAGCCATGCGCGGTGCTGAAAGCGGCCTCATCCCAATCCGCGCTGGCGCCGGTGCCCGCCAGCGTGTCGAGCACCGTTGCCGTGGCAAGCGTGGCGGAGCTGACGCCGGTGATGAAGAGGCGCCGGCCACCAATGCGGAGGATGACGCCGCCATGGCCACCGTTGAACACCGGGGCCGAAGCCGAGACCGTCACGCTGCCAGCCGTGCCGCTGGTGGCGAGGGTAACGCCAGTCGGCGCATGGCGGGCGAAGGGTGCGGCGCTGAAGGTGAAGGCGGCGAGGCCCCAGACGCCCGTATCGGAACGGGTGATGACCTGCGGCTGCATGTCGCGGTGGAGCAGCAGCAGCATGCTCGCATTCTGCGTGAAGGCGAGCTGCGGCAGCATCGCCTCGGTCCAGGGGCCAGGCAGGATCGCGACGAGGTTGTCGCCCTGGAAGGCCCAGATGGCGCCGTTGACGAGCGCCAGCAGATAGGTCTGTTCGGTACTGGCCTCGAAAGGGATCAGCCGCGCGGGTCCCGGTAGGCTCGCCAGATGGCGCAATCCCGGCCGCCGCTGCACGCCGCCCGTGGGCTGGATGAAAACGTTGCGAAGGCGCGAGGCGCCATTCGCCCAGGCGGAGACATCGCCGCGCCCCAGAAGCTCTGGCGCCAGCTCTCCCGCCGTGAAGGCGGTCTTGGCACGCTTGATGGCGGGCATGATGGTCAGCCCCGCACATTGAGGAGCGGGAAGTCCTCTATGGCTTTCGGTGTCTGCTGCTGGCTGTCGGCCAGCCGTGCCTGGCGCAACTCGGCTTCCGCGATCCGGTGCAGCATCTCGGCGCGCGAGGTGTTCTCCGTCAGCGGCAGGCAGAACTCCGCCGCCAGCCGCGCGACCAGGGCCCCGGCGAAGAAAGGCGGAAACTCGCTCTCCGCCGGGCGGAAGACATAGGTGAGCACCATCTGGAAGGGATCCGCATGCAGCCGGCCCTCCTGGATGCGGTAGGGAACGCCCCTCCCCCGCCCGCTTCCCGCGGAGATCACGCGCAGCAGGTCGGGCGGCAGTTGGAAGGCATTGGCGAGGTCCGCGACAGGAGCCGCCTCCAGCCGGTTCAGCGCCATCTGCCCCGTGGCGAAGGACCAGGGATGGCAGGAGAGCAGCGCGTCCCGCGTGCCGGGATAGAGGTTCGCGGCGACCTCCGCCTCGGCCGTTCCCTCGTCGAGGGAGGCAACCGGCTGCGCGCCGACCTTGAGCAGCGCACGCGAGCAGAGGGCGAGGGCGGAAAGCGCCATCGGTTCGTGGCTCCCTGATGGGTGTTGGAAGGGGTGCGCGCGGAGCCGGGCGCCGGCGCGGCCGCGAACGTCGCGCCATGCGGGCGCGGAACAGGCGGCGCGTCCTTGCGCCCGGCCCCACGCGCGGCGCGCACCGGCCCGGGGGATGGGCGGCGCGCGCATCGTCTCGATCCGTGTGGGATGCGCGCGACGATCGCTCGTCGCGCGCACCTCCATTCATGCAGCCATCATGCGACAGGCCCGCGGATCACTCCGCGGCGCGCATCCGCAGCTACTCCGCGGCGCGCATCCGCAACTACTCCGCGGCGCGCATCCGCAACTACTCCGCGGCGCGCATCCGCACGACGCCGAAGTCGTCGATCATGACGGCGCCCTGGCTCATCATGTTGTTGACGAAATGCGCCGCGCGGTCGCCGTGCCAGGTGATGTCCGTCATCACATCCTGCGCCACCGCATGGCCAACGGCCGTGCGATGATAGAAGTAGCAGAAGCGCAGGTTGCCGCTTTTGGTCAGGCCCGAATGCGGCATCCACAGCGCGCCAAGCCAGCGCTTCGCCTGCATCCCCTTCCAGGGCAGGTCGGCATCGCCGACATACTGGGAATTGGCAAATTCCTCGATCTGCAGCAGCTGGCTCCACTGCTTCCAGCCGACCACGGCGAAGCGGTTGCCGTCATCCGGCACGTCGGACGCGCCAAGCATCTCGAAGGCCATCAGCACCTTCGCCTTGGTCAGCCCATCCGAGTCCGTTGTGCTCGCCGCAGTGCCAACCGCCTCCTGGGTCGCGGTGTCGAGCGCCGCGATGATCAGCTCGTCCGTCTTGCGGCCGAGCGCATAGGCGCCGGCATTGGCGACGACCGCGCGCTCGTCCACGTTGGTCTTGATCTCGTCGAGCTTGTCGACCCACTCGCCCGCATAATAGTCCTGCAGGAAGCACTCCACCGCAGAATAGTCGAGATTCATCACGGGCACGACGCCGTTGCGCGCCTTGGCCGCCGCGGTGCCCTTGCCCACGCGCGGGAAGACCGTGGAGGCGCCAGCCACGCCAGTCTTGGAACGCACCGTCGGGCGCAGCTTGCTGCCCTGGCGCTGGAAGGCCTCATGCACCTCGGCCTGGAACTGCTTGACGAAAGCCTGGTCGATCGTGGCGGACACGCAGGTCCTCCTTCGGGGATGGGTTCAGGGGAATGCGCCCTGCACGGTTGGCACGTCTCTGCGGACGGGGCCGGGCAGGCCGCGGAACGGCACGCGCCCGCGCCCGGCACCGCCTCTGGAGCGGGGCCGGGCGCGGGTTGGTCGCGCCGGAACGGGGGAATGCGAAAAGGGCCCCGTCCGGTTCCGGACGAGGCCCTTTCGGGGAAAAGAAACGGGGGCGGGCGGCACCAGGGGGAAGTAGGGTGCCACCCGCCCCCGTAGCCGGACCGCACGAGGGGGGATGCGGGTCCGGCAGCAACAGGGATCACCCTTTGGGGGGATGCAGTCAGTGACCGCCCGTTGCAGAGAGGTGTCGGAAAAACGCGAGTCCCCGACTCAGGTTTCAGGGGCTTAGCCGAAATTCCTGAAGGTTCGGATGAGCTATAGCGTCACCCGCCCGTGAGCCGCCGGAATCCGTCGGTCACCCGCTTGACGAAATCCGGCTCGCGGGAACGCCAGTAGCGAGGATCGCGCATCATCTTGCGCAGCGCCGCCTCATCCATGGCTTCCGGGGCGGCCGCATGGCGGGCCAGGGCCGGTTCGCCCTTCTCCATCATGCGGTGCAGCGCGATCACCCCGTCGGCTGTGGTGGAGAGCGCCGCCAGCACCTCCTCGGGCAGGTTGGCACGGCCCCAGGCGGCAATCTGCCGTGCGGTGCGGCGGAAGCGTTCCTCACCGCCGAACTCGGTGCGGAGCCGGTCGCGCTGCCGCTCCGCCTCGAACTGGGACGCGGCCTCGGCCACGATCGGCAGCAGCCGCTCAGCCGCCAGGTCATAGACGAGTTGCACCTGCGAGGGCGTGAAGCCCGCGCAATGAAGCGCTGCGTTCACCTCCGGGTCGGAGCCAATCAGCGCGTGCCGCGGCTCGATGGCATAGTCGTCCGCTGTATCGGGCACGCCGATGGCGCGGCGGAAGCGGATGCGCTCCTCCTCCGAGGCATCATCGGCTGGTGGCGCGAAGCGAGCCGAAAGCTTCTTCTCCAACTCGCGATAGGACTTCAGCAGCGCATCCACGCGCAACGCGCCCTGCTCCGCATCCCAGAACTTCTCAGGTACGTCCTCGGGCCGCTCCGGCTTCGCGGTCGTTCCCGGCAGCGCGCCGGCGCCAGGGGCCTCGGGTGCCGGCTTCGGCTCGGTCTCCAGCAGGTTTTCACTCATGCACCGGGTTGCTCCTGAATGGGTGCCTGCGCGGTACCGGGCGCCAGAGGCGCCAGGACCGCACTGGGCGCGGAAAGCGTGCGGGCCAGGTGCCGCGCGGCCGCGGGCAGATCGACCACGGCGGAGGCCGCCGGGCCGAGCGCCGCCACGGCCTGGAGAAAGAGCAGCGTGTTCGCCGCATCCGCCCTCCCCTGCACGCGGGCGAGCGGGGACTGGTAGGCGATGCGCGCCTCCTGCCCGTCCAGCAGGATTGCCGGCACCTCGCCGCGGCGCCGAAGGATGGAAAGGCAGCGCGACACCAGCGGCGTCAGCAGCTCCGCCTGCAGCCGTCCATAGGTGGCGCCGAGCAAGCGGGCCGTCTCGGCGCTGCGCTCCAGCACCTCGGTCGCCGTCATGTTCGGCCGCTGCGGTGACGTCAGCCGATCCGCAAGCAAAGCGGAGCGGATCCGCGCCCGCATGTCGGACAACACGAGCTGCGACACGTCGAAAGAACCGGGCGCCGCCAGCGGCGTGAGGCCGGAGGAGCCGACCGCCTTCGGGATGATCGCCCCAGGCTCCAGCCGCACAGTGGAGGGGTTCAGCACGCCGTCGTCATCGGCCTGCCAGATGCCCGTTGCCGCGATGGAGGCGTTCTTCAGCACGAGCTCGACAACCTTGTTGGCGGTCCGGATATCCGGCAGCGCCTTCATTACCGGGCCGCGCCCATAGGTCTCGCCCGGTGCCTTCATCCAGCGGAAGGCGAGGAAGGGGCTCTCCTCGAAGCGCCCCTCGGCCAGCGGGATGCCGGTGCCGTCCCGCTCCAGCACCGCCGCGAAGCGGGGGCCGCCGAAAGCTGGCCACACCGCCTCGATCACCTGATGCGTCGCCTCGGCTTCGTCGGAGCGGAACAGCTCCGGCGGCAGCATGGCGGCGGGATAGCGCAGGGCGATCGCCTCGGCACTCATCCGCACGAGGCGGAACACCGTGTCCAGCCGCCCCGAGGCACCCTCCTCCAACACCGCCTCGCGCAGCGGCACGGCGGTGAAGCGCAGGGCCGAGGTCTCGCCCGGCGGCGCCTCCTCCACCAGCACCACGCCGGTACCGGCCACCACAAGGTCCAGGAAGGACTGGTGCATCTCGAGCGCGAAGTTGGAGCGGTCCAGATGCCCTTGCAGCGTCTCCGCCGCGCGCTCCAGCACAGCGGCCAGTTCCGGGTCCGCCCCCTCGTCCACCGGGGCCAAGCCGAACCAGCGGGACCAGGGCGGGGTCAGCTCCGCCAGCAGCGAGGCCGCCAGGTTCTCCGCGGCATCGGCGGCGGTGCCATCATGCAGCGCCGGCCCGCCTGCGCCCGGGCTGGCCGCCAGTACATGCTCGTAGCAGTCGCGCCAGACGCCCTCCCAGGGGCGGCGGCGGTCCAACGCGCGTTCGGCGCGGGCAATGATGTCATCGGGCGTCATGCCGCGCCACCTCGCGGCGAGGGATCGGTCCTGTCGCCCATGGGCCTGCTCGCTCCTGTCTGCGGAACCCCGGCCCGGTCTGACGGGCGCCCCAACGACACAGGCCCGGCGCCGGAATGGTCCGGGCCGGGCCTGCGAGGTCAGGGGAGCGGGGAAGATCGCCACCGGGCGCAATTCGCCCGTTGACGAGAGGGGTTCTACCGGGCGGATCGCCGCTCGTCAAGAACATTTTCCTCATTAGGGAACATTTTCTTCAGACGCCGGAAAAGCCCGTGGGGTGTCACGGCGAAAGGCGCGCCCGGTCCCAGCAGCGCCCGGCAGAGCGACACGCAGGAAAGGGGAACCAGTCCCGGCCAGCGCCGCGCCGGCGCCGCAGGCACGAAGGGCCCCAGCACTTGGCAGCCAGCCCGGCGCCAGAAGCTTGGCAGGTTGAAGCCGGGCTCCACAGCCAACCGCGTCACCAGCAGCCGCCCCGAGAGTGGGTCGAGCACGGTCCAGCCGTCCTTATCCCGCAGCGCGGCGAAGCAGTGCCGGAACCCGGGCCGCAGCAGCCGCATCCATCCCTGGTCCGCGCCGCCACCGAAGGCGATCCACAGAGCCTGCGGCCGCGACTCCGCTGCCCGACGATGTCCGGGGCCAATGCGGGCCCCGGAACGCACATCGCCGTCCCGGTCTCCCGGGACGGCGGCGAGCAGATCGGGTGCCGGCACGAAAGGCGTGCCCTGCATGGCGTCAGGCTGGCCGGGGCGCCACGAAGGGCACGACGGAGCCCGAGCCGCCGGGGCTTTCCGGCCCGGCCACGATTCCCTTCAGCCGAAGCGGCCATTCCAGCCGGTCCATCGCCTCGCGCCACAGCCGGTGGTCGCCGCGTTCGCGGAGCGCGGCGGGATCGGGCGAGGTGCCGCGCTCCCCCCAGATGCGCATGATCCGCGCATGGGCCAGGTCGATCCGGCGCTGCCGGTACAGCCGGTCGAGGCATTTCACCACGTCGTCAGGCTCGCAGGGCCGGGCGACGAGGCCGCGCCCGGAGACGATTCGCGCTCCGTCGCGCCGGGCGACAAGGGCGGCCATGGTCCAGAACCATGCCTCCTCCGCGCTGTGGAAAGGCTGGACCTTGTCCAGGCTAGAAAGGGTCGGCGCTGTGGTGCGGAGCGCACCGGAAGCGGGACGGGTCAT